AACGGTTTTAAGGAGGAACACACACACACCAAAGAAGGCGGCGAGGTACACGAGAGCCAAGGTGTAGTCCAGCGGGATGAGCCACCACGGGAGCTCGTCTTTGACTTTGTTTGCTTGCATGAGGTCTATAGCTCTCATGATGTGCTTCGGGTCTTTCATTGTGGTTGTGTTTGTTGGTTGCGTGGACGACAACGGTTGCCAGTGTCTCTATTGAGCTCCCAACGATAGCCGTATTTTTCGCAGCACTCTTGACTTCCGTACTCTGGGTCTACAAGCGTCGTATTGTCGAATAGGATGGTATTGGAAAGAGGCAGGTAGGAGGTCGGTATATGCTCACAATCTGCACTTGCATCTTGCACCTTCAAGAGCTTGACGGTAGCCGTGTCGTTTCCGTTGAGGTCGGTGTTAAGTTCCAGCACTCTCCACAGAGCCCCGTCGATATAGTATTTGTTGTTCCACTTAAAGGTGATAAGGTCGTAATTCGTGAAGGTGATAGTACACTCCAAGATGCGCGAACTCTCGGCGTACAACTCCCGGATATAGTCCTTCCAGTATGTGTAATAGAGAGTGTTGAGCGGGTTGCACTGCTGCGGCACAAAGGCCGCCTCCATACCAAAGTTCAAATCCTTGTCCGTTAGGGTCGGGTTGTTGGCTGAGTAGGGAGAGAAGAAAGGAAAGAGCGTGCTGGGTCCTGTCGTGGTGCCTGTGTCGTTACGCAGATACCACTCACCAAAAGAGGTCACCGTGCCACCCCAATAGGCGAGCATGGCCAACGGGTTTTCGATGCCGCTCCCGTCAGTTTTTAGGCTTCGGTGGATAGGAAAGGAACTGCCGGGAACAAGGCTCAAAATATAGTTGCCCAGCTTGGTCTCTATTTTTTTGTCTCCCGTCGCAAAGTCGTTCTCCGAGTCAAGGACGCGGTGTGCTCCGTAGACGCGATCGAGCGAGCGCTCTACCTCGTCGGAGATAAAGTCCAACCCCTCGCGGTACGTCCACTGGTACTCCTTGAATTGAATGTCCGTGGTTGGTCGCAGGGTCACCGACTTATCCCGAATGACTTTGCCCGTCCAGTCGATTTGGTCGCCCGTGTCGAAGTAGTCGTCCCACGGCTCCACGATAAACTCGTTAGGGATACCCGACGGGATGAATACGAGGTTGAACATCTTTTGAAGCGACAAGAGGAAGTCTACCTGCTTGAGCTCGGGCATATTCTTAGCGAGGTTTACGTCCTGACCTGACAGGGGTGGCCCCACATTGCGGAAGACGAGGGATGTGGTAAACGGGTCGCCCACAGTGGGTGTCCCTGTGCCGCCCCCATAAATCTTGGCCGAGATGCCGTTGGTCTGCTTATAGATTTGAATCTCGTCGCCCGCTTCGAACAGGAAGCCTTGTCCGTTGACGTACTTATTGTCAAGGGCTCCCCCAGCCGAGGCCGAGGCTAGAAGGGTGCTATCCCATACCAGCTCGCCAGAGTTTTGGAAGGCGGGGAAGCCTGCATACGTCGCAGACGTTTGTGTGGTATCTACGAGCGTGCCGATAGAGCTTCCGTTCTTGTAGAGGTAGACCTTTACAAAATGGGCCGGGTCGCTCTTTTCCCACTTACACGAAAAAATCATGTCGTAGTATCCCGTATAGGGGACAGTGTATTTGGCCCCGCCTGTATTAGTCCAGTTGCTGCCTACGTCGTAAGCGCCGGCGATGGTGTCCACCAATGCCAAGGCGTTGAGAGGTGTGGTGCCTGATACGTCACCATCGAGGCCCACCCCGGCTGTCTGGTCTGTTTCGTCTTCGGGGTTGATGCTTGCGTTGCCGTTGTAGGCAGGCAGGTAGATATTCCCGAAGTCTGCGGAGTCGAAAAAGTCGGAGACGTAGGACAGCCCCGCGTCCTCAAAAATTTGGTCTACCAAACTCCTCGCCCGGATGAATGGCGTAAGCTCGCCCTGCCATAGTCCGTCGTCACTTGTCCAAGGGGGATTGTCCGGAAGACTCCAGTTGAACCCCTTGTCGATGAGGCCGTATCTCACGTCGCCCGAGAAGAGGTTGCCCAACCATGAGCTTTGGACGTTGCTTATATTGAGCTCGTGATCGTAGTCCCCCAAGTTGAGGTCTGAGAGGAGCTTGTCGCCAACGGCCTTGGTCATGTTGATACCATCGGCGAAGAAGACTACCTCTACCTCTTTGCGGGCTCCCGTCGTCTTTACGCTCTTGACCTGAATATATCCCTCAATAACAGGGTTGTCATCGGTGCCGAGAGCGGCTGGATATTTTTGTTTGAAGAAGAGAGTACGGGTATCGAGCTGCTCATCGCCTGCCGGTATATATCCGGCCTTATCAATAAGCCCAAGGCGAAATTCTAAAGTCCGGTCTAGGGGCAGGCTCATCGTCTGCGTAAAGCTCCCGATAGGGGCTTGTATATCTCTGACGTCCGCAAACCTTAGGGCATAGTTGACGGGCTGCGCTTGGTAGTAGTCTTGACGGGCAAAAAACTTGCCAGATGTGCCAAATCGTAGATATAGATTCAACATAGAAGCGCCTGACTTACTTCGACCTCAAGACGGATAGGGGCAAGGCGGCTGGAAGCCTGCTCGATGGTATAGTTGGTGGTCTTCAAAATACAGGGGTACCACTTTCCGTCGTAGCGCACCATCATGTGGGTCGATGTTACGGCTGTTTTGAAGAGCTCTCGTTCGGCCTGTGTGAAGAAGTCCTCGGACAGGCTAAAAGACCTTTTTCCAAAGGACTGCTGTTGATAGAACTCCGGTAAAAACTGATTAATGCCCCCATAGTTTTGGCCGCTTCCTAGACCGTCAAAAAATTGATTTACCATGAAACTTTCACGCCCAGAGACATCGTACGAGTCTTGTACCCTGCCGTCGAATCGCAACATCTCGGCGCCCTTGGTGCCCATCCAGTAGAGTTGTGCTGGCTTGTGCTTATGCGGTCTGCAATCGGGATACACGCGGATGGCTCTACCCTTTTGGGCGTCGTCTTCTGAGCTATCGACAAGTTTAATTTCGATATAATCATACGACTGAACATTGATGTCCCATCCATTTATCCAACCTGCATTGTCCTTAATGTTAGCCGGGCCGATGGGTATCGTCAACATGGTTCCGGATGCAAAGCCAGTGGCGTCAGCAGGCTTGTCAAGCGTAAGAAAGTCGACCGGATTCCCTCTATCATATATCGTGTATTTCACCTCGTCCCAGCTCGCCTCATTGGTGTTCTTGCCCGTCTCAAACTCGTAGTCGTAGTTTCCAAGGTAGAGGGCATTGGCCACTCCTTCATCTTCGACAGCCATGTCGTAACGGATATAGCTGTCCGTCACCTCGCGATCTGTGAGCCACCCCTTGACAGTGGAAGAGATAGGGTAGTAATCAAAAATCCCCACATATTCGTCAAAGTTCCATTTTTGCTTCTTACCATAGTTAAGGGGCAAGTAATTGAAAGAGCCTTGTAGGGAGCTCTTAACGCCGCCGGTGACACTATAAACTTGAAATTGCCAACCGCCGCACCCATCATAAGTAACGTTCGGCGCTTTTGCGGATGGGAAGGGGCGCAAGGCAGTGTCAAACACATAGTATGGGGTGTCCCTAAAAGGGTGCTCTATATACTCCGAGATGTCTATTTGGGCTACGTTGTTACTGGATTGTTTTGGAATGACGTAAAAGGAGACAGTTGGAGAACTTAATATCGTGTCGTCAGGTCTGTACGTATACACCTCTACAAGCCAAGAGTCAATTGTTACGGCACTGTCACTCCACCTTACGACAGGTTTTTGTCTTCGCTCTACGGGCGAAGCCGGGGGCGGTGCATTAAGACCAGAGGAAAAAGAGAAGGCCATCTTACTTGGGTTTTATAGTGAGGTTGCCCACCTTAAAGGAGAGGCTCTTTACGAGGTCTTGGGCTAGGGCTTCGCCCAACTTGTCGGTGTATTGTGGTACGATGCTTTCCAGAGCTGCGGAATAGTATCTCAGCCCTGCGATGCCGTTGCGCTTGATAGAACGAGCGATAAGGAACGCGGCACT